GGCAGGCAAATGGTGGCGGTGATGGAGCAGGAGCAGCACAAAGATCAGCAGCAGCGGATAGGAATAGTAGCGGCGGTGGTTATGGTGGTGGTGGCGGTAGTTACGACCCAAGTGGCCGCTGGTAGGTTGAATAGCTTACTAAGCTACTAATTAATAAAGGATAATATCATGGCAGCACCACAGCAAGGCGGCTTTAACGTCAATACAGCAGCAGCTCAAGGCATACAGCAGGCAGGCATGGCAACAGGCGCAGAAATGGGGTACCGTCCGATGGCTATTACAGCACCTAGCCAAGCTAACCTGCAACAGTACACTAATCCGTATGAAAATCAGGTTGTTAATCAGTCTCTATCAGACATAGAACGTAGCCGATTAATGCAACAGAATACAGGTGGAGCACAAGCTGGTGCAGCTAATGCGTTTGGTGGTTCACGCCACGGCATTGCAGAAGCAGAGACTAACCGAGCATTTGCCGATCAGTCAGCACGTACAGCTAGTGGTTTGCGTATGTCAGGCTACCAGAACGCACAAGATATGGCACGACAAGCCCAGATGCAGAATCAACAGGCTGGTCTTCAAGGCTCACAGCAGCGGTTAGGCGCAGCTAATCAGATGGGCAATTTGTCTAATCTAGGTTTTGGTATGGGCCAACAGGTTCAGAACCGTATGGATCAGCAGGGCGCTATGCAGCAAGCTCTACAGCAGCAATTGATTAACTCAGGCAAGCAACAGTATGCAGGCTATACAGGCGCACCAGCTCAGTCTTTACAGTATCTATTGCAAGCAGTGGGAGGCGCACCAGCGGTAGGTAGCACTACAGCATCTAAAGAAGCTGGTTTGTTTGATTATTTATCGCTAGGTCTTGGCGCATTTTAAGAGGTTATTATGGCAGGAATATTGGACTTTATAACCAGCAAAGACCCTGATAGCGTAGAGCGCAGGCTTCGTCTTGCTCAAGGGTTAAGTGGCATGTCTACTAACCCAAACGCAGGGTTACAGAATAGCATCCAAGGGCGTTTAGAGGGTATTCAGAATACTCGCGCCGCTACCTCCGCTAGTGATAAATCAGCAAAGGAAGCAGAACAGGCTTTAAGGTTGATAGGCACTAGCTATCCAGATATATCCCAAGCTATACAAGGTGGCTTTATGTCAGGAAAAGAGGGTGTAGTTGAGGCTATGAAGCGTAGGAATGCGCCAGCTAAATCGGAAGGTGCGGCTATTGATGGTTACAGGCTTGCGGTAGAGCAGGGCTATAAAGGCGGCTATAATGATTACATCTTAGGTCAAAAGAGTGCAGGCGCATCCAAAACCGAAGTTAGCTATGGTGGATCTTCTGGAGCACCAGCTAAAGCGCCAGACGGGATGATTAACATGACTAGCAAAGAGACTGGTATTGTGACTCAAGTGCCAATTAAGGGCGGCGTAGTTGATATAGATGCTCAAAAGCAAGTTACAAACGCAAATAACGCATTAGCTACAATTGATAGCGCGTTAAATCATGCTGGTTTAAATGCTTCTGTCGGTTCTATCGATTCAAAATTCCCTAGCGTTACTCCAGACGCGGTTGCATTTGAGGCATATCACGATCAAATTAAAGGTAAGGCTTTTTTAGCGGCGTTTGAGTCGTTAAAGGGTGGTGGTCAAATAACAGAGGTTGAGGGTTTAAAGGCAGAGCAAGCAACTGCTAGGTTAAACTTAGCGCAAGATGAAGAAGATTATAAGCAAGCGCTTGTAGACTTAAAAGGCGTTATTAATGACGTTTTGAAGCGTAACCAAAACGTATTAAATTCTATGCCAGAAAATAATAATGATGATCCATTAGGTTTAAGGTAATAGCTATGTCTTTAAAAGATATTAGAATCAAGTACCCGCAATATAAAGATTTATCAGATGGTGATTTGGTTTATGGACTTTACGCCAAAAATTACTCAGATATACCTATGGGGCAGTTTGCTGATCAAGTTGACTTATCGCGTGGTGAATTTTCTTCAATGATAGCTTCTGCTAGAAAGTCAGGATATAAGCCAACATCTAGGACTCAATCAACCAATAGAATTGAGGAGAATTTAAACGGTACAGGTTTGATTAGGTCTGCTATTCAAGGTGCTACACTTGGCGGTGCTGACGAAGTTGTTGGCGGTGGCGCTGCACTTGGCCGAAAGTTGATGGGTGATAAGCGTCCTATTGGTGAAATATACACTCAAGAACAGCAAGCAGAAGAGGCTAGGCTTAACCAGTATCGTAAAACTGACCCCGTTAAAGCTGGTGTTGCTGAATTTACAGGTAGCATGGCAGCGCCTTTTGGTGTCGCTAAAAACGTCAAACAGGCTGTTGCTGCTGGTACAGGAGTGGGTGGCCTTACAGGATTCTTAACTGGTGAAGATGATAACCGATTAAAGTCTGCTGGTTATGGCGCTTTGTTTGGTGGCTTGCTTGGCCCTGCTGCTTATAAGGGTGGTGAAATTGCTTCTAGCTCATTTGGAAAGGCTTTACAGAACAGGGCTAAGAAGTTAGCAGCTAATGGTGCGCCTAATGCTGACCAGCTACGTAAGGAGGCTAATGAGGCTTACACTATTGCTAAGGAAAGTGGAGTTACTATTGACCCTACTCAATTTAGCAACTTTGTAGATGATGTAGTTAAGTCTGTATCTGGCAAATCGGCAGTTCAGAAGTCAGCGAAAGACAAGCTAATGCCGTCTATTAAAGATGTCAAGGACATGCTTACTAGTAGCATTGGCGAAGAGCTAGGATTTGAAGACCTTGAAGAATTGCGTAAAATTGCTTCAATACCAGCAGGCGATATAACCAATAAAGCACAGCAAAGTTCAGCTATGGTAATTATAAGCGCCATTGACGATTTAGCAGATAGTATTGATCCAACTCAGATGCAAGGTGACTTGTTCCAAGATCAGTTAAAGGAAGCGGTTGGTGGCTCATTCAAAGCAGCTCGCTCAATGTGGGGCAAGCTTCGCAAGACTGAGCAAATAGATACTATTCTGCTTAACGCAGGCACTTACGCTGGAGGACTTGAAAGCGGCATTAAGAACCAGTTAAATAGTATTCTGCGCAACCCTAGAAAGCAACGAGGGTTTACTAAAGCAGAATTAAACATGATGCGTGAGATTTCAGAAGGCACCCCATTGGGCAACCTTGCTGGCTCAGTTAGTCAAATGGGATTATCTGCTACTGGTGGGCGCAATATAATGGGCGCTGGTACTGGCATAGCTGCCGGTGGTGGTGTTGGTTTTGCACTTGGTGGGCCTGCTGGTGCGGCTATTGGTATGGGCGCGGAAATGGCAGCAACCACAACCTTAAAGTACGTGCGTGAAAAAAGCATGGAGCAGCAGGTTAAAATACTGCGTGATTTAATGGCTTCGGGGCAAGTTGAAAAGTTTGCAAATCAAGCTCCAGAGGCTTTTGCTGTATTAGAAATGGCAGCTCAAAAGATGGGGCAAGGTGCTATAATTACAAATACACCAGACCTACAGCGAACCACTCAGCGCGGCTTGTTGTTACAATAGTCAAAGGAATAGTAAAAATGCACATGACAGACATAGATATTCAAGGTGCTGTAAAGTCAGCAATTCAATCGGCTGTTGATTACATCGATAGCCAGATAGCACCAGAGCAGATACGAGCACAGAAGTATTTTGATGGCGGCGTAGACTTAGAGCATGAAGAAGGGCGCTCTAAAGTAGTCTCTACTAAAGTACGTGATGTCGTACGTGGTGCAAAGCCTAGTTTAATGCGTATCTTCTTATCTAATCCTAAGTTTGTAGAGTTTACACCTAAAGGCCCCGAAGATGTAGAGAACGCAGAGCAAGCGACTATTTACGCTCACTGGGTGTTTAACAAGGTGGGTGGCTATAAGGTATTAAATAACGCTATCCATGACGCGTTAGTGAAGAAAGTAGGCATTGCTAAGGTATGGTGGAATACTGAAACCATTGCTAAAACCTATAATTACGAAAACCTTTCTGATGATGAAGTTCAGATTCTTTTATCTAATGATGAAGTAGAAGTTGTTGAACACATAGAAGAGATTGACATGAGCATGGATGAGTTTGGCATGGAAATGCCTACTGCGACTCATAGTATGACCGTCACCCACAAGCGTGAAGAAGGTGAGCTAGTTATTGACGGCGTACCTCCAGAAGAATTCTTTATATCTGGCAATGCTAAATCAATCAAAGAGGCTCATATTCACGGCCATAGCACTGAGATATTTGCAGGTGATCTTGTTGCAATGGGATACGCTCAAGATGTAGTTGATGAGCTTGAGGGTAGTGATGTTGATGACGATGAAGAGAAGCAGTTAAGATTTGGTGAGTCTATTGGAACTGATGAAGATGATGCTAATGACCCGTCTACGCGATTGGTTATGCTTACCGAGGCTTACATGCGTATTGATGTGGAAGGTGACGGCGTACCTGTATTGCACAAGTTTATGTGTGGTGGCACTAACTATAAAGTATTAGACCATGAAGCATGGGACGTATCACCATTTGCAGACTTCCATATTGATCCAGAACCACACGCATTCTATGGCCGCTCATTGGCTGAGTTAATAATTAACGACCAAGACACAGGCACTAGCGTCCTTAGAGGTATATTAGATAACGTGGCGCTTGTTAATAATCCTCGCACTGAGGTAGTAGAAGATAGGGTAAACATGGACGATGTGCTTAATAACGAAATTGGCGCAGTTGTTCGATCCGAAGAAATTGGTTCTGTTGCGCCTTTAACGGTTCCTTTTGTAGCTGGGCAAACATTACCTGCTTTACAGTATTTAGACATGCTGGTAGAAGAGAAGACAGGTATTAGTAAGATGAGCATGGGCTTAAACGCTGATGCTTTACAGAACACCACAGCCACAGGTGCAGCTCTTACAGCTCAAGCTAGTGCTGGCCAGCTAGAAGTAATGGCACGTAACTTAGCGGAGGGCATGAAGACCCTATTCAAGCTAATCCTTGATGTATCTATCAAGAACTCACCATCCGATCAGATGATGAGGATAGCAGGCGAGTTTGTACCTGTTGACCCTAGTGTATGGAACTCTGATATGGATTTGGAGATTAACGTAGGCCTAGGTACTGGCCAAGAAGACGTTAAGGCAATGGCGCTACAGAACACTTTCCAGACTCAGCAACAAATCTGGCAGACCTATGGCCCTGATAACGGCCTAGTTACTATGTCGCAGATGCGTAACACCCTAGCAGATAGCTTGGCATTAAGTGGGTTCAAGAATGCAGACCGATATTACGCACCTATGACACCACAGATTGAGCAACAGCTAATGGCTGATATGGCAGAAAAGGCAGCACAGGCGCAGGCAGCACAGGGTGAGCAAGGCGACCCAATGGCTCAAGCACTTATTCAAGCTGAACAGATCAAGGCTCAGGCGAAGCTACAGGGCGATCAGATGCGTATGCAGGGTAAGATGCAAGGCGATAACATTAAGATGCAAGCTGATATGCAGGTTAAAGCCGCTGAAATGCAAAGCGATCAAGGCCGTGAACTACAGGCATTACAGTTAAAGTATCGTGAACTACAGGCTGGTGATGATCTAAGCCGTGACAAGATGAACCAAGAATTGCTTATAGAAGCTGCAAAGATTCTAGGGCAGTACGGTTCGGCGGTAGATGTTGAGCGTGTACGGGCAATGCAAGCAGCACCTCGTATGGGTAACGCATAATGATAAAAAGATCACAAGCTGAACAATTGCTCAAAAATGATACTTTTATAGAAGTATTTGATATAATACGAAAGGAACAAGTGAAAAAGTTCCTTGAATCTGGTAATTCTGATACAGAAGCCAGAGAAGATGCCTTTGCTATGACAAGGGTATTAAATAAGTTCGAGAGTATCCTCAAACGTGCAATAACGAGCGAGGTTATGAACGACAAGCGCAGAAAATAAAGGATAGCACCGTGGAAACGACTAACCAAAGCGTCAATGACGCAGTTGAAGCGTTGATGGCTCCAATAGAGTCAGAGACAGCCGAAGTGGAAACAACTGAAGCAGAAGTGGCAGAAGTTGAAGAAGAAGAGGCTGAAGTAGAACAAGAAGCCGACATTGAAGAATCTGATGAATATGAAGATGAAGATGAAGGTGATGAAGAGTATACCGCAGAAGAACAGGAAGCCGATCAAAGTGGGCCTGAAACCTACACCGTAAAAGTTGATGGTGAAGAAGTTACAGTATCCCTAGATGATCTAAAGCGTGACTATTCGGGACAGCAATATATTCAGAAAGGCATAAAGCAGGCAGCAGAAACGAGGAAGCAGGCAGAGGAAGCTTTTAACGGGCTAAATCAGCAGAGGCAACAACTCGATCAGCTAATGCAACAGATAGGGCAGCAGGGCGTATTAGCTCAACCAGTTCCTCCTACAAGGGAAATGTTTGATTCAGACCCGCTTGGGTATATGGATGCAGACATTGACTACAAAGAGGACATGAAAGAATACCAAGCCCAGCGCCAGCAGTTACAGCAGCAGCATCAAGCAACACAGCAAGCGCAAGGACAGGCTCAACAGGCCCACTTGCAGGAGCAATTATCAGAGCTTACAAGAGCAATCCCAGATTTTGGGGACGCGGTTAAAGCGCCCAAGATGAAGGAACTGCTTTTAAAACAAGGCGTTAGCGAAGGCTATAGCTCTGACGAAATGAGTAGCATTGTTGATCACAGGGCTATGAAAGTGTTACATAAAGCGATGCTTTACGATCAGATGATGGCTGGAAAGAGTACGGTAGAATCCAAGCTCAAGAAAGCTAGACCATTGATTAAAGCTGGTGCAAAACGACAGCCTGACCCTGC